GCTACAGATGAGGAAGAGGAAACCACTGATAATCAGGAAGTTACACCAAAGAAAGCTGCTCCTAAAGCTCCAAAGGCTGGAGAGCTGAAACAAGAAGATGCTCCTGCTGATGAAGAACAACCAGCAGAAGAAGACTCTACACAATTTGGTGCTCTAGCAAAAGACCTGTTTAAACTAGGTGTATTCTCCAAAGATGAAGAAGAAGAGGATGTAAACATCTCCACTCCTGAAGAGTTTCTGGAAAGATTCCAGAATGAAAAGAAGAAAGGAGCTGTTGAGATGGTACAAAGCTTCATCGGACAATTTGGTGAAGACTATCAACAAGCATTCGATGCTATATTCGTAAAAGGCGTTAATCCCAAAGAGTATTTTGGGACATATAATAATGTAGTGAGTTTTGCCGAAATGGACTTGTCACAAGAGAATAATCAAGTGGCAGTGATTAAGCAAGCTCTGGCTGACCAAGGGTTTGAGCCTGAAGATGTTAACACAGAAGTTGAAAGACTCAAAAACTACGGTGATCTGGAATCTGTTGCTACCAAACACCACAAGGTGCTGGTAAAGAAAGAAGCCCAAAAGCTTCAACAGATGGAACAGAAGGCTGAACAAGAACTTCAGCAAAGACAAGCGATTAAAAATCAATACATTAGTAACGTTCAGCAAGTCCTACAAGATAAGCTGAAAACTAAGGAGTTTGATGGTATTCCTATCAATCCCAAACTAGCTGGTGAACTACAAGACTTCCTACTGGTGGATAAGTACAAAACAGCGTCTGGAGAAACCCTCACAGACTTTGATAAAACTATCCTGGAATTGAAGAGACCTGAGAATCATGCAACAAAGGTGAAGGTTGCTCTCCTCCTCAAGATATTGGAAAAAGATCCCACTCTATCCACCATTCAAAAGACAGGCGTTACAAAACGATCTAACGAACTGTTTGGGGAGGTAGCCAGACAAGTGACAAAGGTTAAGAGCACACCTGCTCAACAACCTAAGACAAATTCATGGTTCTTATAATTTTCATTAAATAAAAGGATAACAAAATGGCAATTCAAACAATCCCAGGATTAACTGGCTTTACTTATGCCCGCGTGGCCTCTATGGACAAGCGTGCTGTAGGTAAACTCACTGATGCTAACCACCTGGAGAGCTTCCACTCAACTGAGCCTGCTGATTACGACAAGAAAATCATCAGCCTCTATACACAGAGCTCTCTGTATAGCAACGACTTCCTGGACATGATCAACAAGAGCACGCCTTATTACATTGATAATAATAGCGATGCTTGGAAATGGCAGGTGGCCGTTCCCTACAAATTCCCCAAAATCATTGATGTTCCAACTAGCACAGCTGAGCTGAGCAAGCCTGGTATTGATGGTCAAGAGTTCCAACTGATCCTCGACACTAACGAGTTCTCTAAGAACGCTATTGTGTCTGTAGGTTCTCGTCAGTATGGTCCTCGTTTCTATGTGATTAAAGATCCCGTTCCTTGGAACATGGGCTTCTTGTACACATTCACTTTGGTTAGCGACAATCCTACAGTGGATTTCGTTAGCTCTACATTCCTTCAGTATGGTATTGAGCTTGAGCTGGTAGATGCTGCAATCGGTGAATTCGATCAGGATCTGCTGGGTCTTCCTCGTTTGGGAGAGCAAATCACTATGTTTGAATCTTTGGGTTCTGCATATGGTTTCGAGCACAAAATCACTGAATGGGCTGATGACAAAATGATGCGTGACTCTGCTGGACGTCCTTTGGATATCCTGGTGTATGCTCCTCAGCGTCGCAATCAGCTTCCCCTCACTCGTAATGATGTTAAGTGGGAGCCATTTATTGAGTTCTGGATGCGTAAGTCTATGCTTGAACTGAAAGTTAAGCGTATGATTTGGTCTCGTCCTGGTACTGTAAAGACCAACGGATCTAAGCAAGAACTTAAGCGTACATCTGCTGGTGTTTACCACCGCATGCGTAATAACGGTAACCTGGTTCAATACAACCGTGGTGAATTTTCTGCCAACCTGATTCGTTCTGTGTTTGGTGACCTGTTCTATCGTCGTGTGGATGTTAAAGATCGTCGTGTTAAAATGTACACTAACGAAGCTGGATTTGACGTGTTCCAACAAGCTTTGAAGACAGACGCTTTGAACAGTGGTCTCACCTTCATGGCTGATAGCGGAAACCGTTATATGCAGGGAGAAGGACAACACATCACTTACAACTTTGCATTCGATGCAATGGTTACTCGTGAGACTGGTCGTGTTGAACTCATCCACCTGAAAGAACTTGACCTGCCTCAGTCTAACCTGGAATTTGGACAGAACAAGAAGTCAACCCCTGTATTCATGGTGTTTGACGTATCTCCAATGTCTGATGGTTCTTTGGTTAACAACATCCGTGAGGTGCGTATGAAGGGTGCTCCTTCTATGACTTGGGGATATATTGATGGAACTCGCCACCACTTAGGCTTTGCTAAGTCTCAGGGTATGAGCTCTGCCAACAAGTTCCCTGGTTACGAGATCTGGATGAAAGACCGTTGTGATGTATTCATTGAAGACCTGTCTCGTACAGTGTTGATTGAAGAAATCCCACAGTTCTAATAAGACAACAGCTTTACGCTGTTCTTATAAACTACCGAGAAGAGAATGCCCCCCACACTTCAGAGTGGGGGAGCTCTTCTCAAACTACAGAGATGGGGATTGGGAAATTCCCAATTGCCATGAGGTTCAGTCCTCACATCTCTGCAAATAAACCAAACAAAATAAACTACATATGGGCAAGATTGGAAAAGTCTCAACAATCAAGAAAGAGTATAACAACTCACAACTTCAGACTATGCAAGGTGGTCTTGCATTAAGAGGATTCACACGTATTCCTGGAACAGGGGTGTTTAAGTATCCTTACAGAGAACTAGATGGTAAATACAGAACAGGACTTGATCCTGATGCTGCTTACATCCGCAGAATTCAAGACCCTCTTGAGAGAGAAATGGAAATTGAGCGTGTTACAGCTCTGAAACAAAGACTTGAAAAAGATCTTGGAGATATTGATTTAGGTCCTCGTTCTCAGTTTTGGAACTATGGACTTTCTACATCAAACCAAGATTCACTACACGTTCAGCCTGTAAAACTGCTGGATGGTGATAACTTCTTTGACTTAGGTATTCCCTTCCAAGAGCTAGCTTTTGCATGGTTGCGTGTGCATCCTACAATTGCTTCTAGCTACCAAGCTTGGGAGCGTGGTGAGTTTCCTGCTGACACTCAGTTCTATGTAGCTGATGATGAAGTGGAAAATGCTGTTCTGTTTAAGAAGAAGCAACTTATCAATAAGGCTATTGTCAAGTTTGACAGTATGACTCCTGAGAAGAAAAAGAAAGTGGCACGTTTGTTGGGACTGCCTGTTACAGACAACACTACAGAAGAAGCTGTGTACAACCAGGTTGATAACTTGTTGAAACAGACAGAGTTCAAGAATGGTAAATACCAGGGACTCTCTCCTGTAGAAGTGTTCAATAGATATGCAGACATGAGAGAAAACTTGCTCCATATTAAAGACTTGGTTAAACAAGCTCTCACCCACTCCATCTACAGAGCTAGACCTAGTGGTAAGATTTACGAGGGTGAGTTTGAAGTGGCCAAGGATGAAGATGATTTAATTAAAACGCTTGCTGACGATGATAATCAGGACATGCTCCTGACTCTCGAAGGTAAGCTGAAAACTAAGAAACTAGCTGCCTTATGATACCAGTAGATAGTTTATTGTACAAGATTGACCAACGACTAAATAAACTATCTACCAACGTTCATCAGCAGATCAACCTGGAGGATAAGATTTTAGCCCTCAATGAGTCTCAAATCAAGCTGATAAAACAAAAGGTTGATGGTATTAGCGTAATTAGTGGACTGGGTCTTGACTCATTTAAGAAGCGTTACGAAGATTTACAAAGTCTCGTAATCACATATAATCACCAGCCTCTTGACCTACAGGTTAAGAACGCTGAACTACACCAATGGTTCGCTAATCTGCACCTTCTTGTTCCTAAGTACATGTTCTACATAGACGCTTATGTACTAGCTGACAAGGGGGTGTGTAAGGACAGAAAGATCTGGATAAACAGAGACTTGGCTAAACACGGCGATCTTCAGTTCATTCTGAATAATGATCACTACAAGCCTTCCTTTGAGTATCAAGAAACATTCAACTTTCTATCTTCTGACGAGATATCAATCTTTACAGATGGTACATTTACCCCCAGTAAGATATATCTCTCCTACATGAGGTATCCTCAATACATTGATAAGACAGGATATGTAAGGTTTGACGGTGTGCCCTCTGTTGATTCTGACTGTGAATTAGAAACCTACCTAGAAGATGAGTTGCTAGACCTAACAGTACAAAACCTGGCTATGTACACTGAAAATCAATCTGCTGTACAAAGCTCTGTGTATAGAATTCAAACGAACGAATAACATTTTTAACAATTAAAATAAAGCAAAATGGCTGATTTTTCATTAACTACGCTCTTCGTAGTTCCTGTTGGTAGCGGTATTGCCAATAGCGGATCTACGCAAGATCTTACCCCTGGAAAAGTGGGTATCTTCAAAGCAGACTATGCTGTAGCCACTGCTGGTAACATTGCTGCCTCTCCCTACTTTTATGTAGCTCAGGGACGCACAAACACTTATCTGCAAGGTTCCAAGCGCTCTGACAAGATTAAAGGATGCGCTACCGCTAATTGCACAAGCAATGTAACTGAATGGTACAAAACTGTAGGTTGTCCTACTGCTGCCACTCAGGTTACTGATGTATCTGGATGGAACGTACAGTGTGGTGACATTGTTACCCTCACTCTCCGTGCTCACTCTAGCTACATTGATACATTGTACTTCAACGGTTTCACTCGTAGTGTAACTGTTCAAGCTCCTTGTTGCGAGTGTGGTGGTGATCCTTGTGATACTGTGGATGTGCCTGCTCTGATTGACCAGTTCATCTATCAATTGGAACTCCAAGCTCCTGGTAACAACCCTGACAACATCTCTTTCAACACATTCTATCAGTTCCAGCGTATTGGAAATGATCAGAACGCTATCCTGCGTATTACAGGTAAACCCCTGACTAAGTACGGACAGCCTTGTGATGTTGCAGCGTTCCCTTGGGAGTATGACCGCATGTGGTTCCGTACATTCGTGTACAATGGACCAGCAACCACAGCTGACTTCATCGTGGCTGATGCTTGTAACATTGTAGCTGATGCTACCATTATTCAGCGTGCTTCTTATCCCAGCGGTACATCTGCTGAGATTGCACAACTGGAGAAGAACTTCTACAGCTACCAAGCTGGTTACTTGAAGCACCTCTACAGAATGAATGGCTACAATGAGAACTTTGAGAGCTGGGTAAGTGATGGTACCACTTACAACACCTTCAACATCCGTTTCAACGAGTATGACAAAACTGCTTACCAATGGGGTGACTACATCATGGAGGATAGCAGAGTTATCATCGCTGTTCAAAAAGGATCTGCTGAAGAAACTGCTCTTGAAGCTATCCTTGAGGCTGCGTTGGGAAATGTAGTGGCTGATAATGATTGTGTTACTACCACATCTACCACCACTACCATTTGGCCCACTACTACTACCACATCTACTCTGATTCCGTAATAGTAGGAAGCTAGGAAACAAAATCATATAACCTAAGCCAGAGGTGAGAGGATACAAACTCAGATCCTCTGGCTTATTTATTTCAAACAACATGGCAGATTTGAAATTAGACATATTAGTGATTCCTACATACAATACACTAACATTAGGAATTGCTGATGCTTCTGTCTATCCTACTAATCCCCCTGTTGTTTCTGGAGCCACTATTGAGATTAACGTTCCTGGTTTTGGTATTGTAATGAGACCATTCAGCGTTAATGACTTCAACATTTTCAACTCTTCAAATCTAGGCATCACTGCACCAGGAGTGGAACAACCTCTTCCTGATGGAGTGTACCATCTAAAATACTCTGTAGCACCTGCATACATCAACTTTGTAGAAAAGTCTATCATGCGTGTGGAAAAGCTGCAAGAGAAGTTTGATGGTGCATTTATGAAGCTGGATATGATGGAGTGTGATAGGGCTATTAAAACCCAAGCAAAGGTGGATCTTACATCCATCTATTTCTTTATTCAGGGTTCTATAGCTGCAGCTAACAACTGTGCTACACAGGAAGCTATGAAACTATATGCCCAAGCGGACAATATGTTGGATAACTTCCTCAAGAACAATTGTGGATGCTCTGGAAACAACTACATAATAAACTTCTCATAACATGGCAAGTTGTCGTAATTGTGGAGCTAAATTTGGCTGTGGGTGCCAGCTTATCAATGGCTTATGCGCAGCCTGTAATGCAGCCACTAAACAAAGCAAAAACTTTATAAGAAATGTTGTCGCCAAGGCTCACAAATTGTCCAGAATGTGCTAACATTCCTTCTCTGATTGCAGAGATAGATTGTAAGATTGCCAACCTGGCTAACAATTTGTATAATAATGTTGTATTTATTTTAAACCAACCTGTCCCTGGTGGGACCATGTTGGACCTCCTAAACTATAGGAGGATTCTTGTTTATAAGTATTGCAATCCCCATTATAATGCTGAGTTCACTGTGAACATGATTGCCAGCAGAGTTAAAATTCTAAAATTTAGATAAATGTCTTGTTCAAATTGTTATAACGGCTGTACAGAAATTGTATCAGATCAGTGTGTCAAATATACAGGAGTGGATGTTCCCATCTTAGGGATTAAAACAGGAGACTCTCTGTCATATGTTGAACAAGCTCTGATTGGATTTCTTGTATCAACGCTCAATGGAAGCGGTATTAAGCTAGATATCAACCCACAAATCATTTGTGAGATTGTTAATAAGAATCTAGTGGAGTGTGAAGACCTCACTCTCATTAACGTGATTCAGGCACTTATAAAAGCCATCTGTGAACTTGATGAAAGACTCACCACTCTTGAGGGTGAATTCGCAGCTCTAGAAGGAGCTTACACAGTGGATTGTCTTGATGGTGTAAGTAGCACCTCAGGAACACATGCTATTCTTCAGGCTACCATTACAAAGCTTTGTGATCATATTGTTGATTTTGAGGCTTTTGTGTTAGATGTTGAGACCAACTATGTAAAGAAATCAGAGCTCTGTGCCCTGGTGGCAGCTTGTGCACCAAGTCCTGGTGCAACGCAGTATAAGGACAGAATGGTTCCTTATGCAGTGGTTGAATACTATGGATCTCTGACCAACTTTGATTTGACAGGCGCAGGTATTCCTGCTAACGGATTTGAAGACATCTACCTGTGTAACGGAAACAATGGTACTCCTGACAAGCGTGGAAGAATCCCTGTAGGAGCTATTCAAGGTGTTCCTGGTGGTGCTCTCAATCCTGCTGTAGATCCTGCTATTGCTGGTAATCCTAACTATGCATTAAATGGAACAACTGGTGCTAACACCATTACACTTACACCTGCTCAGATCCCTGCTCACACTCACACTGCAACTGTAACAATAACAGATCCTGGACACACCCACTTTATTGCTAATCCTGGTGACACTAGCACATTGTTAGACTCAACTCACAGTGCTGCCAGAGGACATTCTACAGGTGGAAACCTTGGGTATGATCTTGTAAATACAACAGGAACTACAGCCACTGTGGGTCTCACTGATAATAAAACTACAGGTCTTAAAGGTAGTGGCCCTGATCAAAATGTTTCTGTGGTCAATGCTTCTGTAGGAGGCGGTCAGTCTCACAGCAACATTCCTCCAGTGCTTGCTTGCTACTACATCATGTATATTCCATAATAGCTTAAAATCTTCATATAATGTCTTGCAATTGCACACCCACTACCCCTGTAGATCCCTGTAACGTACAACCTATTGCAACAAATAATGTTTCGTACAGTGGTCCCAATCTCTCCTGCACAGGAATTAATACATGTGATACAGTTACTGTTGCTTTTGAAAAGGTGAATGAGGAAATTTGTGATTTACAAAGCGAACTGATTGCTCTTCAGAACCTTGTAAATAGTTTGACAACTACCACCACAACTTCCACTACAAGTTCTACAACTACCACCACAACAACAATACTTTGTCCTTCTTGCAGTTTCTACTCTGTGACAAATGAAAACCTCACTCCTGCAGAAGTTATATACTATGCCTGCGGAGGGTTTTACAACACTGCTGTTGTAGGTAGCTTTAGTACAATTTACATATGTGCTTGTACAGGCACTGTGGTGATTCCTCCTATTCCTGGCGTATCTTCTGCAGATTTGGGAGATTGTCCTACAACAACAACCACCACAACACTTATCTAATAAACCATGATAGTAACAATTACACTAAC